GTCAAATACCCGCACATCCTTCTGATTCAGGGTCTGCTCCAGGATGTGGTAGGCGCTCATCCGCTTGGTGCCGTAGGTGGTGTTGGCCTTTACATTGCTGCGGTCGGCGTTTTTCTCCCGGATACTCCATTGGCCGGTGGCTTCAGAGCGCAGGATTCGGATACGGTCCCGCACATAGTAATTGGGGGTGAGCAGCTCCACCATGAACTGCTGGTACACCTCGACGGGCACCCAGTTCGCACCAATGCGCACGCCGATTTCACCAGCGCCCAGGTCCTGGGGCTGAACCGCCTCCAAAGCCTCCACATTTCTGCGGGCGGCTTCTTTCTGATGGTCGGGGGCTACTTCCAGGAAGGCTTTTGCCATCCGCAGCTTTTGGCGCACTTTCCCGGAAAGGTACTCATCCGCTGTGACAAGAGGATAGCGGCTCAGATCGGCCAAAGAAGGCAGGATGTCCTCCGGGTTCTCCGCGCAGCGAATATCCCGGTAAATCACCCCGGCAAGTTCCTGTTCCAGTTCCTCTGGAGATTTCCCCGACAGCTCCGCCATATAGTCCATATCCACACGGGCTTTTTCCGAGATGGACACCGCCAACGCTTCACTGGCCGTGTCCACGCTGGTGACAGCCACATGGGGACGGATGGTGCGCTTGGAGAACATATCGGCTTTTCTTTTTAGGTTGCCCTGCTCATCCAACACCTCCAAAGAGCAGAGCAGGCAGTAGCTGGAGTCCTCCGAAAAGGCCAGCTTGTTACCGCGGCTGTTCAGCAGCCCATACTTGGCGGTGAAGTTGTCGTAAAGGGCGTTGAGCTTTTGCTGCTCGGCTGCAATATCCTCATCCGGGTAGCCTTCGGTCTGGTACTCAATAAGCCTGCGGGTACATTCCCGCAGCTCGATCATGCCACGGATACGGCTTTCCGCCGTGACGGAGACTTCCACCGGGTGCATGAGGCTGTTTTCCCGGTAGTACACCTGCCCATCTGCAATCGTGTAGCTGAAATTCTTCACTGTGGGGTCGGCGGGGATGGAGCGATCTTCCTCCTCGTCCAGTTCCTCCAGCTCATAGGGCTTGATTTCCGCCTGCAAAAACTGGATGGCATTGGCAAGTTGCTCGGACAAATCTTCACCCTCGCGGGCTTTGCAGGCACTGTCCGGCCCGAACCGGGTGGATTCCATCACCATGTCACCCAAAATCATCTCCGGGTGCTGCACAAAATAGCTATTCATGCGGATTCCGTTTTCATCCGTGTCCAAATGCACCCAATCCGGCTCCAAATCGGTGATGTGGTCGCGCTTTTGCAGGAAAATGATGTCGCTGGTCACTTCCGTTCCGGCGTTCCGCTTGAAGGTGTTATCCGGCAGGCGGATGGCCCCAATGAGATCGGCGCGCTGGGCCAGGTATTTGCGGACGGCGGAGTTTTCCTTATCCAGAGTTCCCTTGCTGGTTATGAACGCCACAATACCGCCAGGCCGCACCTTGTCCAGCGTTTTGCCAAAGAAATAGTCGTGGATCAGCCAGTGGTGCTTGTCGTACCGCTTATCCAACACCTTGAAATCCCCAAAGGGGACGTTGCCCACGGCCACATCAAAAAAGCTGTCGGGCATTTGTACGGTTTCAAAGCCGTTTACGGAAATGCTGGCGTTCTGGTAAAGCTGCCCCGCGATCCGCCCGGAAATGGAATCCAGCTCCACGCCATAGGCTTTGCTGCCCGCCATATCCGCAGGGAGCAGGCCCAGGAAATTGCCGGTGCCGCAGGACGGCTCTATAAAAACGCTGTCTTTGATACAAACAGAAAAAGCCTTCTCCGGCACATAAGTGCTGAAAAAGGCTTGAAATAAAGGGCTTTCAAGGTTCCGCTGTGTTTTACAGCAGAGCTTCGGAAGCCCTTTTTCTGTTTATTTGATTGTTGCTGGCCGCTTCTGTGGCTTTTGGAACTTACCCCTCAAAACAGGCTGTCGGAGGAATAATTAAAAAGTGTGGAATAATTAAAAGGTTCAACCCGGCCACAAAATATTTACACTTGATTTTGATTTTAGTATTGACATACTAAATTTCGTGTGATAGAATACTAACAGAAAGCTAAAGGAGGTATCTTTCTATGAGTAAGAGCTCGATGAGTGATAAAGCCCTATTCAATGCAGCCAACGTAATTAGAAGTTATGGTTTTTTGGATCAGTCAAGCATGATTGACCTCCTCTATAGAGTCGTTATGACGAAAAAGGCTCTCTCCGGCAAGGACGATGACTGTGATACCGTTTATCGCACCATGCAAGAAGTATCAGCTACGCTTCCTCGCTTCCCCGGAGATGCCGATCTGTTTTTTACTATTTACAACGCTCTTTCTCCACTGGACGAGCGAGGCATTCTTTCCTTTATAAATATTGCGAACGACGGCAGAGAGCTTTTTGCTCCGGATGTACTGATCGAAAAATTTTCTGAATACATCGAAGCTGGCACCAGCAAGGTTCTGGTTACCGAGTGCGAGCAATACGGGCCTTCTCTTCTCGATGTGATTGAATCCAACCCAAAGGTCCAGTTTACACTGACCTCTCGCCAAGCAATAAGGACAGAGCTTCTTTCGGTCGTGTACGCTGGAATCAAGAACGTAAAATTGCTTGCCGCTGATATTTATAGTTATGGCTTCACCACCGAGAAATACGATCTAATAATCAGTATCCCGATCTTTGGTGGACGAGTGCTTGTAAATGGTGAGGATTTCATCAGCCGAGAACCTGACCTGATTGCTGTGCAGAATTTGCTATACCACATTAACATGGACGGCAATCTTGCGATGGTGCTTCCTGCAAAAATCACATTTGGTGGCGGCAGTACAGCTGCTCTCAGAGAATACATTGAGCGCAACTATAAGATAAAGGAAATAAGTGTTCTGCCCGCCGGTTTGTTTACACCGTACACGTCTATTCGTACCTATCTGTTTGTGTTCTCGACCGGCAGAACAGACGATGTGGTTCTAAAGCAGTATGAGTCTGACAAACCTATCCGCAAGAGCTCGCCGTGCAAAAGCCTCGTGGTAAAAAACGAAATCCTTCTTTTCGGCGATGAGTTTGCCGACCTCAATGGCTGGAACGTAGACATGGCATTTTCCGAAGAGGATGAGGACATCAAGGCATTTTCTAATTCTCCGGTAAAAAAGTTGCGCTTGAAAGATGCAGCAACAGTATTCCGTGGTAAGGCCGTAAATGCGAAAGCCGAAAGTGGTAATGTGGCGGTTATCAACATCTCAAACATCACCGACACAGGAATTGATTATGAGCACCTCGACCAAATCGAGGAGGAAGAAAGAAAAGTCTCACGCTACATTCTGGAAGATGGAGACGTTCTTGTAACGGCCAGAGGCACTACGGTCAAAATCGCAGTTTTTGAAAAACAACCGATGATCTGTATTCCGTCTGCGAACATCAACGTAATCAGGCCAAAAGACATGCTGCGTGGAGCTTACCTGAAACTCTTCCTTGAGTCGCCGGTAGGAATAAAGATGCTTCAAAGTCTGCAGAGAGGCACTGTGGTGGTAAACATCAACTACAAGGATATTATTGAGTTGGAAGTTCCGGTGTTACCGCTTGAAGCGCAGGATGCACTAATCGAAGAATACAATACCGGTCTGAGATTCTATAAAGAAACTATCGCCGCAGCCGAGGAAGGCTGGCGAGGTGTACAGCAAGGAATTCAGTCAAAGCTGTATTGAGTCCGTTTTTTGGCACAGCTAATCTGATACGATATAATCGACAAACTATGGAGGAAATAATATGGCAACTACTTTTAACGAAGATAACACCATTGAGCAGATGATTATTTCAACCCTGAAAAGCAACGGTTGGAAGTATATCCCTGCCGAGGAGCTCCCTCGTATGCATTCGGATGTGCTGGTCGAGCCTATGGTGAAAGAAGCCCTGATTAGATTAAACCCCGAAATCGCAGAGGACCCGTCTCGTGCAGATGAGGTCATATATAAACTGAGAACTGTTATCCTCTCCGTTCAGCCCCACAACCTCGTTACCCAAAACGAGGTTTTCAAGAAGATGATATTTGAGGAAAACTCTTATCCCTTCGGCAAGGATGGCCGTATGGTACCTATTCGTTTTTTCGGAACAATGCGTAAAGAGGACCTTGCTCTAAACGAATACGTCGTCACAAATCAGTGGGTATACCCGCAGGCCGAAGGTGGAAAGCGACTCGATATTGTTCTCCTTATCAATGGTTTCCCGATTGCCGTTGGTGAGCTTAAGACTCCCGTCCGCAGCGCAATCACATGGCTGGACGCTGCCGGTGACATCTCCGCTTACGAGAAAAGCATCCCTGCTATGTTCGTAACGAATGTGTTCAACTTCGCTACCGAAGGGAAATGCTATCGATACGGTTCTATTAACATGCCTATTAACATGTGGGGCCCGTGGCATACAGCAACCCACAAAGCTGAGGGCGGCCTTGCCGATGTGAAGATCAGCATCGAAGATATGATTACGCCCGAAAAGGTAATGGACATCTTCCAGTTCTTCACCATGTTTGCAACGGACAAAAAGTATCGCAAATACAAAATCATCTGCCGCTATCAGCAATTTGAAGGTGCAAATATGATCGTTGACCGTGTTGTGGCCGGGTATCCCAAAAAAGGCCTGATCTGGCATTTCCAAGGTTCCGGAAAGTCGCTGCTGATGGTGTTTGCAGCTCAGAAGCTGCGTATGATTCCAGAACTCAAGAATCCGACAGTGGTTATTGTGGACGACCGCATTGACCTTGAGACACAGATTACTGCCACGTTCAACGCTTCCGACATTCCTAATCTTACAAGTGCAGCCACGAAGGAAGAACTGCTTTCCTTCTTCCGTGGCGATATGCGTAAAATACTCATCACTACCATCTTTAAGTTTGGTGAAGTCAGCGGCGAACTTAATGCTCGTGACAACATCATCGTTATGGTCGACGAAGCACACAGAACTCAGGAAGGCGACCTCGGTGAAAAGATGCGTCTGGCCCTTCCGAATGCATTCTTCTTCGGCTTGACAGGTACTCCTATCAATCGTGTGGACAAGAACACCTTTGCCACATTTGGTGCTGAAGAGGATCGTACCGGGTATATGAGCCGTTACTCCTTCTCCGATTCTATTCGTGACGGTGCAACACTGCCACTTCACTTTGAGCCCGTTCCTGTTGAGCTTCACGTGGACAAGGACAAGCTGGATCGTGAATTTGATGCCATGACTGACGAGGCCGGTCTTTCAAGAGACGAAAAGAATGAACTGTCCCGCCGAGTCAATATGAAAGCCATCATGTATAACCCGGCCCGTATTCGTAAGGTGTGCGAGCATATTGCCAAACACTTCAAGGAAAAGATCGAGCCTAACGGCTATAAAGGTCAGGTAGTTGTATATGACCGTGAATGCTGCCTGATGTACAAGGCCGTCCTTGATGAGCTCCTCGGAGAAGATGCTACCACCATTGTCATGGATACGAATAATGACAAAGAAGATCGCTATAAGAAATACCGCCGTGACCGTGATCAGGAAAGCAAAGTTCTTGATTATTTTCGTGATCCTCACAGCCCTCTTAAGCTCGTTATTGTTACCGCAAAGCTGCTGACCGGATTTGATGCTCCTATTCTTCAGGTGATGTACCTTGATAAGCCTATGAAGGACCACACACTCCTTCAGGCCATCTGCCGCACGAACAGGACCTATGATCAGGGTAAAACTCATGGCCTAATCGTTGACTATATTGGCATCTTTGACGATGTGGCAAAGGCTCTCGATTTCGATGAAAACAGCATGCGTCGCATCATCACAAATATCGAAGAAATCAAGAAGCAGCTTCCGGCCCTTCTCAAAAAGTGCCTGAGCTATTTCATGGGCATCGACAGAACCGTCGAAGGCTGGGAAGGTTTGATGGCAGCGCAGGAATGTCTCCCGACAAACAAAGAGAAGGACGCTTTCGCTGCAGACTATCGTGTATTGAATCGTGCGTGGGACGCTCTTTCTCCCGATAGTTTCTTGAATCCCTACAAGGTAGACTATCAGTGGCTTTCCCGTGTTTATGAATCGGTCAAGCCGACTGATGGCCGTGGCGGTTTGATTTGGGCCTCTCTGGGTGCAAAGACCATCGAGCTGGTCCACCAGAATGTCACCGTCGGAGAGGCTGATGAGGACATGGATATCCTCTCTATGGACGCCGACCTTATTGATGACTTTTTGGAGAAACAGAAAGACTTGAAGAAGACCACTAAGAAGGTCGAAATTAACCTTGTCGCTAAAATTCTGAAGCATGCCAACGAACCGAAGTTTGTGCATCTTGGTGAGAAACTGGAAGCTCTGCGTGAAAAGCATGAGCAAGGCCTCATCACCAGCATTGAGTTCCTGAAGCTCCTGCTCGAACTTGCAAAGGAAGCGGCACAGGCAGAAAAAGAAGTTGTGCCGGAGCAGGAGATCGACAAAGGCATCGCTGCTCTTACCGAGCTCTTTAATGGAATCAAGAATAAGAGCACACCGGTTATCGTCGAGCGCATCGTGGCAGATATCGACAGCATCGTTAAAATCGTCCGCTTTGATGGTTGGCAGAGTACGACCGCCGGTAAGCAGGAAGTCAAGAAAGCTCTGCGTAGCGTGGTCTGGATCAAGTATAAGATCAAAGACAAAGAGGTCTTCGATAAAGCCTACAACTACATCGAGCAGTATTATTAATCCTTTGGAAAGCGAGGTTTTTAGATGATTGGTGCAATAATTGGTGACATCGTCGGATCACGCTTCGAGTGGGATAACCACCGGTCAAAGGATTTCGACCTGCTCACTCACAAATGCTTCTTCACCGACGACTCCGTGATGTCTCTGGCCGTCTGCGATGCCCTTATGAAATGCCAAGGGGACTACAGCGACTTGGGCGAGCAGGCTATTCGCTCCATGCAGAGTGTTGGACGTCCGTATCCCCACTGTGGATACGGCGGATCATTCCAACGCTGGATGTACTCTGATAATCCAGCGCCCTATAACAGTTACGGCAACGGGGCCGCAATGCGGGTCAGCGGATGCGGTTACGTTGGAAGAACTATTGATGAAGTTAAGCAGCTTTCAAGATCTGTTACCGAAGTGACCCATAATCATCCGGAGGGTATAAAAGGAGCCGAAGCTACCGCCGTAGCTGTATTCCTTGCCCGGACCGGAAAGAGCCTGATTGAGATACAGGATTACATTATAAAGAACTACTATCCGTTGGGCTTTACCCTTGACAGCATCCGTGAGACCTATCGGTTTAACGAGACCTGTCAGGATACCGTCCCACAGGCATTAGAGGCATTCTTTGAATCGACCAACTTCGAGGATGCCATAAGAAATGCCATATCCATCGGCGGCGACAGCGATACACTTGCTGCGATCACTGGTTCTGTTGCCGAAGCCTACTACGGTGTACCGACCAGCGTTAGGAAGCATGCTCTCACTTTCTTGGATGAGAGACTCCTAAAAATCCTGTTGGAATTTGAAAATCGGTATCCAGCAAAAATCGAGAAAAAGAATGAAACCGGTAGCGTAGGCATTTCCCCATCAACCGGCATGAAAGTAAGAACGGGAGGTCGTGCAGAAATGATGGAATCAGCTATGGATGTTGCTGATCTTGAACTTGATGCCAGCACAGCCCATCCTGAAGAAACGACAAGTCAGAAGCTCTTTTCCCATCTGTTTGAGGCCTGCAACATTTTGCGTGGTCCTATCAACCAGGATGAGTACAAGAGCTATGTGACACCGATTCTGTTCTTCAAAAGGCTTTCTGATGTCTATGACGAAGAAACGCAGGCAGCCCTTGAGGAATCCGGTGGCGATGAGGAATATGCGAGCTTCGCTGAAAACCATCGCTTTGTCATCCCGGATGGATGTCACTGGCAGGATGTTCGTGAGGCAAGCGAAAACGTCGGAGTTGCTATCGTCAACGCAATGAACGGTATCGAGCGGGCTAACCCGGATACCCTGAGTGGCGTCTTTAGCAGCTTCGATGATGCGAACTGGACGGACAAAACAAAACTCTCAGACGAGAGATTAAAGGACCTCATTGAGCATATGTCCAAGCTCAAAGTCGGCAACAACAATTACTCTGCCGACGTCATGGGCGACAGCTATGAATTCCTGATCAAGAAATTTGCAGACTTGTCAAAGAAAAATGCCGGTGAGTTTTACACCCCTCGTTCTATCGTTAAGTTGCTCATCATGCTGCTGGCTCCCAAAGCTGGCGAAACTGTGTACGATCCAGCATGTGGAACGGGCGGGATGCTAATCGAAGCCATCCGATTCATGCATGGTGACAAACTCACCTATGGCCGCATATACGGTCAGGAGAAGAATCTTGCGACTTCTGCTATTGCCCGGATGAACTTGTTCTTGCACGGTGCTAAAGATTTCAAGGTCACGCAGGGAGATACTCTTCGCTCACCAAATTATCTGGAAAGAGGTTCTCTGCAAACCTTTGATTGTGTGGTAGCGAATCCTCCATTCTCTCTGAAGAACTGGGGCTCCGAACAATTCAGCAGCGACATCTACGGTCGTAATATCTGGGGCTGCCCGACTGACTCCAACGGTGACTTTGCATGGCTGCAGCACATGGTGAAGTCGATGAACCCGAAGACCGGGCGCTGCGCTGTTGTACTCCCACAAGGAGTCCTGTTCAGAAGCGGCAAGGAGGGAGAAATCCGTAAGCAGCTCGTTGAGTCGGATAAGCTGGAAGCTATCATCACAATGGCGAGTGGCGTATTCTACTCGACCGGAGTGTCCGCTTGTATTCTTTTCCTGAACAACAATAAGGCTGTTTCTCACAGAGGCCGCATTTGTATGATCGACGGTTCCGGTATCTACACTCCGCAACGAGCGCAGAACATCATGACAGAAGCCGATATTCAGACTGTTTTCGATTACTACACCACTTATGAGGATGTGATTGAAAAGGTCAAGATCGTCACGATTGCTGACATTCGAGAAAAGGACTATTCTCTGGCAATCAACAACTATATCGAAAAGAAGGAACAAGAAACAGTTCCTCCGGAAGAAATCCGCAGACAGTACTTCGAGGCCTATGACGAGATGATCGAGGCCGAAACCCGGATGAGAGAACTGCTGCTGAAAGGAGGCTACATCAGTGAGTAAGAGAATAACTATCGAGGAACTGCAGTCCTACCTCTGGAACTCTGCGGTTCTGCTCAGAACCAACATTGATGCCGGTGCCTACAAGCAGTATATTTTCCCGCTTCTCTTTTTCAAGCGCATCTGCGATGTGTATGATGAAGAAACAGCTAAGGCTGTCGAAGAGTACGGTGATGATGCATCCGAATTTGATGAGGACGAGATCCATACCTTCATTGTTCCGAAGGGCTATCACTGGAATGACGTCCGCGCCGTTTCTGAAAATGTGGGCGTTGCTATCGTTGAGGCGTTCAGGAAGGTTGAAAATGCGAACTCTGATAAGCTGCAGGGCATCTTCGGTGATGGAGCTTGGACAAATAAGAATCGCCTCCCCGACAGGCTTTTGAAAGACCTATTGGAGCACTTCAGCACGAAAACACTGTCTATTGCCAACTGCCCTGAGGACGAGCTCGGTCAGGGATATGAGTACCTAATTAAGAAATTCGCAGATGATAGCGGCCATACAGCGCAGGAGTTCTATACTAACCGTACCGTTGTCCACCTGATGACCGAAATGCTGAAGCCAGAATCTGGTGAGTCCATATACGATCCAACCTGCGGAAGTGCCGGCATGCTCATCTCCGCTATAGCGTACTTAAAGGAGCAAGGTAAGGAATGGCGCAATGTGGCGGTCTATGGGCAGGAAATCAATGCTCTGACATCAGCTATCGGCAAAATGAACTTGTTCTTGCATGGTGTTAAGGACTTTAGCATCGTCAACGGCGACACACTTGCTTCTCCCGCTTTCATTGAAAACGGCAAGTTGCAGCAATTTGACCTCTGCCTTGCAAATCCACCTTATTCCATTAGCCAGTGGGATCGAGCCGCTTTTGAGAGCGATAAATACGGACGTAACTTCTTAGGGGTTCCTCCACAGGGCCGTGCCGACTATGCTTTTCTCCAGCACATTATTGCAAGCCTCAAAGAGGATACCGGTCGATGTGCTATTCTGTTCCCGCACGGAGTCCTTTTCCGTAATGAGGAAAGCGCAATGCGCGAGAAACTTGTCCGCAGCGACAGAGTAGAATGCGTTATCGGTCTTGGGCCGAACCTATTCTATAACTCTCCGATGGAAGCCTGCATCATGATCTGCCGAATGACAAAACGACCGGAGCGCCGTGGGCAAATCCTCTTCATTAATGCTGTTAACGAAGTCGAGCGGAAGAACGCGCAGAGCTACCTGGAGGACCGTCATATTCAGCGGATCGCAACTGCGTATAAGAATTACTGCGATGATGGCGACTTTGCTAAGATCGCAACTATTCAGGATATTGCCGATAATAACTTTTCACTCAGCATTCCGCTGTATGTCAAACCGGAAGTGAACGAGGAAGAAATCGACACTCGCACGGTTCAGGAGCACTATGACAGCTGGAGAGCCGCCTCGGAAATGATGAAGCTGAGCTATGAGAAACTGAATGCCATGCTGGGAAAGGGGGCCGGAGACAATGAGTAAAGTGAAATTGGGCGATGTCGCCATTGAACACAAGGAAACCTGTAAAGGCAGCAAAGACGGATATCCCATTGTCGGACTTGAGCATCTGGTTCCGGAAGAAGTTACTCTCACCACTTGGGATGAAGGCAGCGATAACACCTTCACAAAGATGTTCCGCAAAGGCAATGTTCTGTTCGGTCGACGCAGAGCCTATCTCAAAAAGGCAGCCGTTGCACCATTCGATGGCATCTGCTCCGGCGACATCACGGTTATTGAAGCTATCCCAGACCGCATTCTTCCTGAGCTTCTGCCGTTCATTATTCAGAACGATGATCTGTTTGACTTCGCCGTTGGCAAGTCTGCCGGGTCCCTCTCTCCCCGTGTTAAGTGGGAGTATCTGAAAAACTATGAGTTTGAACTGCCTGATATGGACAAACAGCGTGAGCTTGCCGAGCTGCTGTGGGCTATGGACGCCACGAAAAAATCCTATCAGAAATTGATTGCAGCGACGGATGAGCTGGTGAAATCTCAATTTATCGGGCCCGTAGCCTATAAGGATTTCTCCGGTCACACCGCTCCCATGAGGAGGTGTGCATAATGGCGAAATATCGATTTGATCAGATTGCTATCAACAGCACCGAGAAGAAAAAGCCTGTCGAAGAGGATCGCTTCACCTACCTTGGCCTTGAGCATCTGGATTCTGGGACTCTGAAGGTTACCCGGTTCGGCTCGGAGGTAGCTCCAATCGGAGAAAAGCTGGTGATGCATAAAGGAGATGTTCTTTTTGGAAAGCGCAGAGCTTACCAGAAGAAGGTCGCCATAGCACCTTTTGACGGCATTTTCTCCGCTCATGGTATGGTGCTGCGGCCTAAAGAGGACGTAATCGACAAGGATTTCTTCCCCTTGTTCATCAGTTCTGATTATTTCTTGGATGCGGCCATCAAGATTTCTGTGGGATCATTGTCCCCGACAATCAACTGGCGAGACCTGAAGAAGTTGGAGTTTGAGCTGCCGGATATGGACACCCAGCGCAAGCTGGCCGAAGTCTTGTGGTCCATTAACGATACGATGGAGGCCTATAAAAGGCTGATCTCGGCTACCGATGAGCTCGTTAAGTCTCAATTTATCGAGCGCTTTGGCAAGCCAGGAACAGACCCGTTTAGGTGGGGACTAACTACACTCGGAAAGTGCTGTGAACTTAATCCACGAAAGCCGAAGGGCATAAATACGGATGACAGCTACTCATTTGTGGCAATGCCCTCTGTCAGTGAAGATGGTCGTATCGATGCCTCCGTAGAGCGGCCTTACTCGGAAGTCTGTAAGGGGTTCACATACTTTGCCGAAAACGATGTGCTCTTTGCAAAAATAACGCCCTGCATGGAGAATGGCAAGGGCGGCGTTGCTAAAGGACTGAAAAACGGAGTCGGTTTTGGATCTACAGAGTTTCATGTACTCAGACCCATTAAGGGCGTTAGCGATCCATACTGGCTATACATTATCACAATGTTTTCAAAGTTCCGCTCCGATGCTGAAAAAGTTATGACTGGCACTGGTGGTCAACGGCGAGTGCCAATCACATATCTGAGTGAGTATTCCATAACACTGCCTCCCATCGAGCTTCAGGAGCAGTTTGCGGCCTTCGTTCGGCAGAGCGATAAATCAAAATTTGAACTGGAACAAGCTCTCTCTGAGCTGACCGCAACCTACAAACGCATCATAACAGAAAACCTTGGATAAGAAATAGGTCATGAAGTTTCCTCCGGCTCGTGAGAACACCGGAAACGGAGGATAACGAAAAGGAGGAAACTACCATGATCAATCAAGTTATTACGAATATCCAGAACGACTTGCTCGGCATTCTGGACGAGAACCAAATGAAACTGCTTTCGGAAGTGCTGACAAAGCATCTGCTGCCGTTACAATCGGCCACAGCCGAGAGCAAGAACGAAAAGAGCGACATGCTGCCGGTCTTTATTGCCGCAAAGCGTGTCGAGGGATGCTCGGAAAAATCCCTCCGCTACTATGAATCTACAATCCGGAACATGCTTGAATGCATCGGCAAGCCGGAATGTCAGATTACAACCGAGGACCTTCGCTCCTACCTCGATACATACCAGCGTCGAGGAACCGTGAGCAAAGTCACCCTCGATAATGTGAGACGCATTCTCTCCTCTTTCTTTGCATGGCTCGAAGACGAAGATTATATCGTCAAGAGCCCTGTTAGGAGAATCCACAAGGTGAAGACCGGCAAAACGGTCAAAGAAACCTACTCGGATGAATCGCTGGAGCTGATGCGAGATCACTGCGACAACGCACGAGATCTGGCTATGATTGATCTTCTGGCCTCAACCGGCATCCGTGTCGGTGAGCTCGTAAAGCTCAATCGCAGTGATGTGGATTTTGAAAACAGGGAATGCATTGTTTTCGGTAAAGGAAATAAGCAACGCAAGGTCTATTTTGACGCCCGGACAAAGATCCACTTGCAACGCTATCTGGGCGAACGCACAGACAGCAATGAAGCACTGTTTGTATCCCTGCTGAAGCCATTTGACCGGCTTCAAATCAGCGGCGTGGAGATCAGACTTCGCAAAATCGGTCGTGAGCTGAGTTTTCATAAGGTGCATCCGCACAAGTTCCGACGGACGCTTGCTACAATGGCTATCGACAAAGGCATGCCAATTGAGCAGGTGCAGCAGCTTCTCGGCCACCAGAGCATTGATACGACGCTTCAATACGCTATGGTGAACCAGAACAACGTGAAAGAGTCCCACCGTAAGTTCATCGGGTAGCTGTTTGCAATTCTCAATTTATGGAGCAGTTCGTTATAGAGACTCCTTATGAGAGAACTCGTCTTGGAGATCACATATCTCAGATTCGAGGCGTCTCATATAAGCCTGCTGATTTGCGACCTTCGTTATCTGAAGAGAGTGTGTTGCTTCTAAGAGCTAATAATATCAGCGCAGGACGGATCAACCATGATGAGGTGCAATATGTAGCGAAGGAAAAAGTATCTATTGTTCAGTTAATTCAGGCAGGCGATATTCTTATGTGTGCCTCAAGCGGAAGTCTCGAACATGTAGGGAAAGCAGCTATTTGTCTTCCCTCTATAGAGGGAGAAACCTTTGGTGCTTTTTGCAAACTGATCCGGCCCAAGGGCGATCTTCTGCCTGAGTACATCGCTGCCTACTTGGAAACGGATGAGTATAGGGAAATCATCATGCAGCTTGCTTGTGGCTCAAATATCAACAACCTCAAGACTGAACACATTGATGAGCTACAGATACCGACACCCCCTGCAGAGGTACAGGAAGCCTTTGTTTCCTTTTTACGGCAGAGCGATAAATCAAAATTTGCCGTTCTGAGCTGTTCAAATCTCAATTTATGGAGCAGTTCTTTTACTCTGAGAAATATCAACTTGTACCTATAAGCAGTGTGGTTGATCGGAAGATAAAGAAAAAGAAAGACATTTCTAAAGATTTTGAGGAGATCCGCTATATCGATATTTCTTCAATAAACAATCAGTCGAAGCGAGTCACAGGATATGTCGAATTTCCTATTGATGAGACTCCATCAAGGGCCCAACAGGTTCTTGAAAAAGGAGACATTCTGATATCCACGGTTCGTCCTAACCTTCAGAACATAGCTGTGAACCCTTATTCAGAGGAAAATGTTGTGGCATCGACCGGATTTTGCGTTCTTCGGTGTGAAAAATGCTTGCCAGAATATATCTGGGGAGTAATTACATCAGAGGCATTCACGAACGCAATGTGTGAACAAGCAAGCGGAATCAGTTATCCTGCGGTACGAGACAGTGATATTCTACAGTATCTTATTCCAGATGCACCAATTGAGATTCAGGAGCAGTTTGCGGCCTTCGTTCGGCAGAGCGATAAATCAAAATATAACGCCTCACAAGCGATGAGGCTTTGAATAGAAAACGAAACCAAGGTGAAAGGATGGTTTAGTGCATGAATATTAACAACATCAACGTAAACAAGTATCCGGTATCACAGGTGTTTGACCCGGATTCAAAGGTAATCTTCGAAATTCCGAAGTATCAGCGTGAGTACACTTGGGGCTCCAGAGAATGGGAGGCCCTGTTTGACGACCTCACTGAAAACGATGATGGATATTTCCTCGGCTCGATCATTTGTATCAACTCGGCCACGGATACGATTAACGCACCGAAGTTTGAGGTTGTTGATGGCCAGCAGCGACTGACTACGCTCAGTCTGTTCCTTGCTGCACTCTATACCACCCTGAATTCATATAAAGATCTTCTGGATGAGGATCAACAGTCGGATATCCTTCAGCTCAAGCGCAAACTGGTGCTGAAGAAAACGCAGTCAGATATCCGTGTTGTCCCGCAGATCCAAGGCAGCAACCGTGACGATTTCATGGGCCTCCTCGCAAAAATCGGTATTATCCCGAAGCGACCCATGCCCAAGTTCGCCGGACTACGGAGAATCGAAAAAGCATACAACTATTTCAAAAAGCGCATCAATGCCGTTCTGGATGATGCCTCCGACAAGGTGCTCGCCATGTTCCAAATCCTCGATAAGGTGAATTCTGCAATTCTCGTCATGATCGAGGTGTCGAATCATGCTGATGCATACACCCTTTTCGAGTCTCTGAACAACAGGGGCACTCCGCTGACATCAGTCGATCTTATCAAGAACCTGCTTCTGGCCCGGTTGGATGTCAATGGCGACGGTGATATTGACTACTATTTCTCTCGCTGGACTGAAATCCTTTCTGACCTCGGTGATGAATACTCAGATCAAGAACGTTTCTTCAGGCAGAATTACAATGCCTTCAGGAAGAAGCTCAATGCTCCATTCCTCAAAGGCGACCGTCAGTATCCTCTCGGCACTATTGCAACCCGGTCTACCATGCTGGATATCTATGAAAAGATCATCACCAAGGACCCTGTTGCCGCTCTGGACGAGTTGACTGAAAATGCAGCAATCTATGCCGGTATCATTTTGAACAAGACGGATACCCTTTCCGACGAACAGCGTGAAAGCTATCTGGATCTGCAGCGTGTTCAAGGTGCTCCGTCCTATCTGTTCATTATGTACTTGATTAAGCATCAGGAGTCGCTTGGCGTAACTGACGAGGATGTAGTAAAAATCTGCAAGCTGCTGGTCAACTTCTTCATCCGTCGTAATTTGACCGACACTCCGCCTACTCGTGATTTGACCCGTATCTTTATGTCGTTTATCGAGGCCACCGAACAAAATGAGTACCGTGGTGCAGACATTTACACTAATATGCGAGATACCCTTATTTCCGTTTCCGCTTCCGATGAGTTCTTTGAAGAGAAACTTCGTGGTCCTGTGTACGATGATAACAGCGGTGCTACCCGTTTCATCCTCTGCATGATGGCAAAGCGTGGTATGACCCGTGAAAACGTACAGGACCTCTGGAGGAAAACGAACAGCAATCAGTACGTTTGGTCTATCGAACACATCTTCCCGCAAGGACCGAATATTCCAGACAGCTGGGTGGATATGATCGCTGGAGGCGACCGTGAAAAAGCGAAGGAATATCAGTCGCTCTATGTTCACACTTTCGGCAACCTCACGATCACCGGATACAATAGTACGTTGAGTAATAAGGCCTTCAATGAAAAGAAGGAACGCAAAGATAATAACGGTCAGTACATCGGTTATCGTAACGGCCTCAATCTGAACAATGACGTCTGTGATAAGGATGAATGGACGGTAGATATCATCAAAGCTCGGACGGATCGCATGGTGAAGGAAATCATGGCGATGTTTGCGCTGTAAGACAAAGGAGGGATTTCTTCTGGCACGTAAGGATAAATCTTTTGCGGCATATCTGGAAGATCAGTATTATGACTTGATGTTCAAGCGGCTCAAGTCATACATATTCCAGAATCGTGGAGGGCTGAATTTACACACCAGCCTTGTTCCTGATCCGAGCTATACTGAGCTCGATGATCTTCATGTAATGGGAGTTTCTTTTAAGGAGACGGATGACGACCGTATCCTTTTTAGAGCTGCTGTGCAAGCGGATGTTATCGTAAAAGGTCGCTCCAGACGTGACTACGAAGAAGACATCGTCTATCCGTGGTTTTCCATCTCTTTTACAGGTATCCTCCGCTGTGGCCTCAATATGGTTACTATCACATCTGTGGGTGAATACAGCAAGGAACGCTTCAGTAAAGAAGACGCTCTTTCTCAGTATTTGATCCCATATGTGTACTCAAAGGACCTTGATGCTCATGCTGAAAAATTCCTGAAAAAATACTGCCCGAAAGCATTAGAAACGCCCATGCCGCTGCCAATCAAGGAAGTGTTGGAAGCGATGTGTCTTACCGTTCATCACGCTCCTCTTCCTGACGGCGTTTTTGGCCGGACCTATTTCAACAATGCGACTGTCGATATTTACGACCGGGACAGAAATGTTGTGTCTGCTGACATTGAGGAAGGAACAATTCTGGTTGATCCGGATGTATTCTTTATGCGCAATATCGGCTCTGTGAACAACACCATCATTCACGAGTGCGTCCATTGGGACAAGCACTATAAGTTCTTTGAGCTTCAGAAACTTATCAACCCTGAACTCACGTCTATTTCCTGTGCTGTCGTTGAGGAGTATAAAAAAGGAGCCGGTGGTTTAAGTGAGGAACTGGCATGGATGGAGTGGCAGGCTAATGCCATCGCTCCGAAAATCCTGATCCCTGCAAAGACAGGCCGTGCAAAATTAAGTGAACTTCTCTACACGCTTAGTCGTGCATTCCCCTCAGATAGCAAAGCATCTATCATGCAGCTTGCTATCAGTGAGTTTGCCGATTTCTTCAAGGTTTCCACGATGGCCGCAAAGATCAGAGCCATTGAGCTGGGCTTTGATCAGGCCGCCGGTGTATTCAACTATGCAGACGGGCAATATTACCCACCGTTCTCCTTCGCCAAGGGCTCGCTGAAAAAGGATCAGACCTTCATTATCGACAGGAACAACGCCATTATCGAATCGTTGTTCAATCAGGACCTTGCAGAAGATTTCAAAGCTGGCCGGTTTATTCACGCTGGCGGCATGATGGTCATCAACGATCCGAAGTACGTTGTCGTCCAGAATGAGCAGGCTGAACTCACAGAATATGCTCTGGCTCATGTTGACGAATGCTGCTTGGTATTTGACCGCACAACAAGAGTCAGCAGCCACTATGATGACTCCTTCTACCGGATCTGTTTCCTCTGCCGGGATGCCGATTCAAAGAGCTTCGTAGAGGCAAAGTTCAATCCCAAAGAAGGTAAAAACGAAGATGTCCAGAAACGTGCCCGTGAAATGGCTGCCATCGCAGCGGAGGCAAAGCGGGTATCTGATATCCTTGCAGAGGTCCCTTCGTCCTTCTGCGGCACCCTCGATTATCATGTAAAACGTCGTGGTTACACCAACGAGAAGATGGAAGAACGCACCGGCATCAGCTCCCGAATGATTCAGGACTACCGTAATAAAAAAGACGCCAAACCCACCCTGCAAAGTGTGCTTGCCCTCTGTATCGGCTTGAACTTGCACCCATCCTTCTCATACGATCTGATTAACAAGGCCGGGTACAATATCATGGCCGCCAATGAGGAATACCTCATTTACCGGTATCTGATCGATAATCACCACATGGAGAACATCTTAATGTGGAATGCAAAGCTACAAGATGCCGGTATCTCGCAGCAACTACCCAAAAACGGGAACAAATTGACTGCTCCTGAAAAATAATTCGGAAGTCGCACTTCCGGTATAAAACCCTGATTTATCAAGGCTCTTATGTCTTTCAAGACATGAGGGCCTTCTTTTTTTGCCTATTTTTCAGGCTTTTTCGGCCACTTGAACCGGAAGTCCCACTTCCTCGTGAAAATCCGGAATCTCAATAAAATAGTACCTGTGAGTGAAAGCTCACACCCACAAGCGGTACGTCCACTGGCCCCGGACGATCCAGTACCGCCTGATGGGACAAGTTAATACGAACAGCTGCCTACTGGATAAGGAAGCTGCAGACCGGAACGGAGAAATCTCCGTCGGGACTGTGGTTGGATTTCTATACCCATTTGCAGCTGACCATGAAGGTTTCCTCCGTTCCAAGCAAATCGAACGGAGGAAATTTTCATGCAAAACAACGACAAGAAGTACTTTATCCCGGTCGACGGGACCCCTATCGAGGTCAGCGAGGAAGTTTACAGGGCATACTACCAGCCCATCTGGAACACCCGCTACCACGCCCAGAAGAACGGCGAGTGCCGCTGCACCAAGGCCCAGCTTTGGAAGTGCGACGGTGTTTGCCCCGGCTGCCTGTTCTATGCTGCCGGTAAGAAGGTTTCCATCAATACGCCTATCGGCGGCGAGGAAGACGAGCTTACCCTTGGCGACACGCTGGCCGACGATGCACCGTCTGCGGAGTCCATCCTTATGGACAAGGAACTGCTCGACGCTCTATACGACGAGCTGAACCGCCTTGACCCGGACGGCAGACGCATCTGCGAGCTTATCATGCAGGGCAAGACGGAGCGTGAAATCGCTGCCGACATGGGCAAACGCCAGTCGACCATCAACTACCAGAAGAACAAGGTGTTCTCCATCCTGCGTGAAGCCCTGAAGGACTTCATCTAATACCTAACAAAGGCCGCCGTGGAAGCAATTCTGCGGCGGTCAAAAATTTTTTCAGATTTTTTCGTTCAAAACAACGGTTTCCCTCCAGTGGGTACTGAGGACAGCAAAACAACACAGGTCCTCAGAAAGGAGAAACCGCCAATGAGTGAGTCCAGACCCAACAAGGCCGTCACCGATGAAGAGCTCATCGGAGTGCTTACGGCAATCAGCGTAGTGTCAAGACGTCTGGCAAGGAAGCTGATCCAGCTGAACCAGACAAGCCAATCTCAGGAAGGAGGAAAACGTGATGAGCAAAATGAGCGAAATGGAAGCGACCATCAGGGAGTTGCGGGATATTGCATCTTCTATTAACGACATCGCCAACTGGCTGACCGGCGTATTCAGCGGCAGCGAGGAAGTGGCCCCTGATCCGGAACCGGAAAAAGCACTCACCCTCGAAGAGGTCAGAGCGATTCTGGCAGAAAAGTCCCGTGATGGCTTCACCGCTCAGATCCGTGACCTTCTCCTGAAGTACGGTGCCAAGAAGCTCTCCGAGGTTGATCCGGCAAGCTACAAGGCTCTGGTAGCGGATGCGGAGGTGCTCAGCAATGGCTAACCACGCACTTCTCTCTGCATCGTCCTCGCACAGGTGGCTCAACTGCCCACCTTCGGCAAGGCTCTGTGAAGGCTACGACGACAAAGGCAGCGATTTCGCAGCCGAAGGTACCGACGCCCACGCTCTTTGTGAGTTCAAGCTCCGGACGGCACTCGGTCTGGAAGCAAAAGACCCGACCGAAGACCTCACTTGGTACAACTCCGAAATGGAGGAATGCGCCAACGGCTATGTGGCCTTCGTGATGGAGCTGGTTGAAGAAGCCAAGAAGACCTGCCCGGACCCCGTGGTCCTGATCGAACAGCGGCTCGACTACTCCAAGTATGTCGAGGAGGGCTTCGGCACCGGCGACTGCGTCATTATCGCAGACGGGACGCTCCACATAGTGGACTACAAGCACGGCAGAGGCGTTCTGGTCGAGGCTGACGACAACCCACAGATGAAGCTGTACGCCCTCGGTGCGCTGGAGCTGTTCGACTGCATCTACGACATCGACACCATCAGCATGACCATCTACCAGCCCAGACGCTCCAACGTCAGCACTTTCACCATTCCGAAGGAGGAACTCTACGAGTGGGCCGATCAGGTTCTGGCCCCTACCGCAGAGCTTGCCTTCAACGGAGACGGAGAATACCACTGCGGCGAATGGTGCCAGTTCTGCAAGGCAAAAGCCGACTGCCGTGAAAGAGCCAACGCCAACATGGAGCTTGCCAAGTTCGAGTTCAGGCAGCCGCCTCTGCTTACAGATGAAGAGGTCGAAGAAATCCTCGGTCGCATTGACGAGCTGATCGCTTGGGCCTCCGACATCAAGGACTATGCGCTTCAGGCAGCCATCAGCGGTAAACAGTGGTCCGGCTACAAGCTGGTCGAGGGCCGCTCCAACCGCAAGTACACAGACGAGAATGCCGTCATCACAGCCGTAACAGCTGCCGGGTACGACCCCTACGAACACAAGATTCTCGGCGTCACCGCCATGACCTCGCTTCTCGGAAAGAAACAGTTCAACGGCATTCTTGGAGACCTGATCACCAAGCCTCAGGGAAAACCCACGCTGGTGCCGGACAGCGATAAAAGACCGGCAATGACAACCATTATCGATGATTTTAAGGAGGACAACTAATATGTCAAATTCTACTAAGCTCGCAAACCCCATGAAGGTTATCACCGGCAAAGACACCCGTTGGTCCTACGCCAATGTCTGGGAAGCCAAGTCCATAAACGGCGGCACCCCGAAGTTCAGCGTCAGCCTCATCATTCCGAAGACTGACACCGTGACCGTTCAGAAGATCAAGGCAGCGATTCAGGCAGCCTACGAGGAAGGTCAGGCAAAGCTCAAGGGTAACGGTCGTACTGTACCGCCTCTCACCGCTATCAAGACGCCTCTCCGTGACGGCGACACCGAGCGTCCGGACGATCCGGCTTATGCTGGCAGCTACTTCATCAACGCCAACTCTGCTACGGCTCCCGGCATCGTGGACGCTGACTGCAATCCGATCCTGACCCGCTCCGAGGTTTACTCCGGTGTGTACGGTCGTGCCAGCATCAACTTCTACGCTTTCAACTCCAACGGTAACAAGGGCATCGCCTGTGGGCTGAACAACCTGCAGAAGATCCGTGACGGCGAACCCCTCGGCGGCAAGTCCAGCGCAGCATCTGACTTCTCCACCGATGCGGATGAAGATTTCCTGTCTTAAGGAGGTGCGCACCATGAACGCTACTACGATTCTTTGCATCCTGCTTCTGTCCCTCTATCTGGTTCTGGCCGTGTTCTGGATCGTTAGGTCCATCATTGACACTATCGACGACCGCAAGCGTGAGAAGCGTAATGCTGCTCTTGAGGCTGAGCGTGAAGCTCGTAACGCCAAATGGGAAGCCGAGCGTCAGCAGCTTGAACGAGAACGTGCCATTCGTGAAGTCGAGTACCACGAAGCCCGAGTGAAGGAACTCGAACAGAAGTAATCTCCGGCCTACGGGTGGTGGGAGCAATCCTGCCACCCTTTCAGGCTACGGAAAGGACCGATGTATATGAAAACACTCAGTATTGATATTGAAACCTACAGCAGTGTGGACCTTGCCAAGTGTGGCGTCTACAAATATGCCGAGGCAACAGATTTCGACATTCTTCTCTTCGGATATTCCGCAGACGGTAATCCTGCGCAGGTGGTCGACCTCGCCTGTGGAGAGACGATCCCTCCGGAGGTCATCGCTGCGCTTACAAACGATGATGTGACGAAGTGGGCCTTCAACGCTCAGTTCGAGAGAATATGCCTTTCCCGCTGGCTCCGGGATCACGGCGGTTTTGATAACGCCTACTACAGCATCCCGGAAGACACCGTGGGCAACTACCTCGATCCGGCCTCATGGAAATGCACCATGATCTGGTCCGCTTACATGGGCTTACCCCTTTCATTGGAAGGCGTCGGTGCTGTTCTGGGCCTCGGAAAGCAGAAGCTGACCGAAGGCAAAGAGCTCATCAAGTATTTCTGCCAGCCCTGTGCGCCGACAAAGACCAATGGCGGTCGAACCCGCAACCTGCCGGAAAACGCTCCCAACAAGTGGGACGCCTTCAAACGGTACAACATCCGTGATGTCGAGGTCGAGATGTCCATTCAGGAAAAGCTCGCCAAGTTCCCTGTGCCGGAAACAGTCTGGGAGCAATACCACCTCGATCAGGAAATCAACGATAGAGGCGTCGCCCTTGATATGGAGCTGGTGCATCAAGCCATCGCTATGGACACCCGCTCCCGTGCGGATCTCACTGCTGCCATGAAGAAGCTGACCGCTTTGGACAATCCCAACTCCGTGCAGCAGATGAAACAGTGGCTTTCGGACAACGGTCTGGAGGTGGATTCTCTCGGCAAGAAGGAAGTCGCTGAAATGCTCAAGACCGCTCCGGCAGAGCTGCAGAAGGTTCTCCTTCTCCGGCAGCAGCTGGCCAAATCGTCTGTCAAAAAGTATCAGGCGATGGAAAAGGCAGTCTGCGCCGATGGTCGTGCTCGTGGAATGTTTCAGTTCTACGGTGCCAACAGGACCGGTCGTTGGGCCGGACGCATTATACAGATGCAGAACCTGCCCCAGAACCATCTTCCGGATCTGGCAGAGGCTCGTGGGCTTGTCCGCTGCGGCGACTTTGAAGGCGTGGAACTTCTCTACGAAGATGTGCCGGATACGCTCTCGCAGTTGATCCGCACCGCCTTTGTGCCGAAGCTGGGATACAAGTTCATCGTCTCCGACTTCTCGGCAATCGAGGCCAGAGTGCTGGCGTGGTTTGCCGGTGAAATCTGGCGTCAGGAGGTCTTTGAAAAAGGCGGTGACATCTACTGCGCCTCCGCATCGCAGATGTTCAAGGTCCCTGTTGAGAAGCATGGTGTAAATGGCCACCTGCGGCAAAAAGGCAAAATAGCTGAACTCGCCCTCGGCTATGGTGGCTCAGTCGGAGCCCTCAAAGCGATGGGAGCCTTGGAGATGGGCCTTTCGGAAGACGAGCTTCAGCCGCTGGTCACCGCTTGGCGAAACTCGAACCAGAACATCGTGAAGTTCTGGTGGGATATCGACCGGGCAGCTATGAATGCCGTGAAGTATCACATGGACGGCGAGGTCTGCGGAGTCAAGTTCTGCTACCAAAGCGGGATGCTCTTCATTACGCTCCCGTCCGGCAGACGCCTTTCCTATGTAAAGCCTAAGCTCGGTACAAATCAGTTCGGCAGCGAGTGTATCACCTACGAGGGTATCGGCGGCACAAAGAAATGGGAGCGGCTGGAGACCTACGGACCGAAGCTCGTGGAGAACATCGTCCAAGCCACCTCCCGTGACATTCTCTGCTACGCCATGCGGACCATGTCGCACTGCTTCATTACCATGCACATTCACGACGAGCTGGTCATCGAAGCCAGACCCGGCGTCGACCTGAAGGTTCTCTGTGAGCAGATGGGCCGGACCCCGCCGTGGGCAAACGGGCTCAAGCTCCGTGCCGATGGCTACGAGACCATGTTTTATAAAAAAGACTGATTCTGATTCGTTCAAATACCACTAACCCCTCCAGTGGGTAGTGAGAACTTTAGATTGGAGGTGCCTATCATGGCCGAATACAAAAACGCAGAAGGTTATGCCGATCCCACAGCATTCGGAGCCTTCTGTGCCATTGAAAAAGAAGAAAAAGCTCTCCGGGCATTCAGGCCCATCGTGTATATCTGCAGTCCGTATGCCGGAGATGTCGAACGCAACACCGCTGCCGCCAGACGCTACAGCCGTTTTGCGGTAGAGGCCGGATACATTCCCATCGCACCGCACCTGCTGTTTCCGCAGTTCCTTGACGACAACAAGCCCAAGGAGCGTGAGCTGGGTCTGTTTTTTGGGAATGCCATCCTGAGTAAATGCGCCGAAATGTGGGTCTTCGGTGACTGGATCTCCGAGGGCATGGAGGCCGAGATCAAGAGAGCGACTTGGAAGGGACACCGAATCCGCTACTTCAGCGAGACCTGCGAGGAGGTAACAAGATGAGATTCACTTTATACCGTTCCAACTGTCTGGAGGTGCCTGAAAACTGTACCTACCCTCATAAGGTCGAGGTCACCGGGAAGGACAGCCTCATCGAAGCTGTAAAGCACGATTATGTTTGTGCTGAGTATCAGGGCAACTACCGCAGCAACGACAATTTCATCGGCTCCGACTGCTTGCCGGTCGATTGTGATAACGACCACAGCGACGATCCGGAAGAATGGGTCTATCCCTCAGACGTTGCTACTGCTTTTCCCAGTGTTGCCTTTGCGGTTCATTACAGCCGCAATCACATGAAAACCAAAGGCGGCAAAGCTGCACGGCCGAAGTTCCACGTCTTCTTCGCCATTGATCGAGTCACCGAACCCGGCCAGTACAGCGAGATGAAAAAGCTGGTAAACACCATCTTCCCGTACTTTGACACCAAGGCACTCGATGCCGCTCGGTTCTTCTTCGGGACAAAGGAGCCGGAGGTCGAGATCTTCGACGGCCCGATGACGCTTACTACCTTCCTTACTGACGACGATTTTGACGCCAACATGGACTCCGGCAGCTATGGCGACATCGTCATTCCCGAAGGCAGCCGCAACGCCACGCTGTCCCATTATGCTGGACGCATCCTGAAACGCTTCGGCAATACCGATGAGGCACATAAGCATTTTGCGGAAGTGGCCGCTTGCTGTCAGCCGCCTTTGGAGCAGTCGGAGCTCGATAGCATCTGGCGCAGCGCACAGCGGTTCTATGGGAAGGTCGCTGCACAGGAAGGATACATTCCTCCGGAGCAATACAATCAGGCCCTTCAGCTCAAGCCATCCGACTATTCCGACGTCGGACAGGCCACGGTGCTGGCAAGAGAATATGAGGGAAAGCTCCGCTATTCGCCCTCGACTGATTTTCTGGTCTACAACGGTCGGTTCTGGGAGGAATCCAAGCCCAAGGCTCAGGCCGTAGCGCAGGAGCTCACCACTCGCCAGCTTGAGGAGGCCGAAACCGAGATCAAGAAGGCAACCGACGAAATGATGAAAAACGGCGCATGGGAGCTGCTGGCATCGATGGGTCCAAAGAAAGCGGCTATGGCTTTCAGCTCGGAACAGGCTCGTTCTTTCCAAAAGTACGAGAACGCCACGACCTACCGCAACTATGCCATCAAGCACAGAGATTCCAAATACATCACCGCTGCCTTAAAGGAAGCACATCCGATGGTTGAGATTGACCAGCGGCAGCTTGACGCAGACGAATTTCTGCTCAACACCCCGTCAGCTACTTACGACCTTCGTATTGGCCTTCCTTCCGCTCATGAGCACACTCCTGCGGAATTCATTACCAAGCAGACCACGGTTGACCCGTCCGATGATGGTATGGATATCTGGCAGGACGCTTTGGAGACCTTCTTCTGCGGTGACAACGAGCTCATCGATTATGTTCAGGAGATCGCTGGCCTTTCCGCTATCGGGAAGGTCTGTGTCGAGGGCCTGATCATTGCCTACGGTGAAGGCCGCAACGGAAAATCCACCTTCTGGAATACGCTTTCCCGTGTGATGGGTACCTATAGCGGCAACATGTCCGCAGACACTCTGACTGTCGGATGCAAGCGGAATGTAAAGCCGGAGCTGGCTGAAGCCAAAGGTAAACGGATAATCATTGCCGCCGAGCTGGAGGAAGGCATGCGCCTGAACACATCCAACGTCAAACAGCTCTGTTCAACGGACGAGATCTATGCGGAGAAAAAGTACAAGGACCCGTTCAGTTTTGTGCCGAGCCACACCCTTGTGCTTTACACGAACCATCTGCCGAAGGTCGGTGCAATTGATGCCGGAACATGGCGTAGGCTGATTGTCATTCCGTTTAACGCCAAGATTGAAGGCTCCTCTGACATCAAGAACTATGCCGATTACCTTTTCAACAAAGCTGGCGGTGCAATCCTGAAATGGATCATGACCGGTGCCAAGCGTGTGATCGAAAAGGATTATCACATCGTAAAGCCAGCCGTGGTGGAAGCTGCAATCCAGAAGTACAAGGACAATAACGACTGGCTCTCGCAGTTCCTTGATGAATGCTGTGAGATTGACAGCTCCTATTCCGCTAAATCCGGAGACGTCTACAACGCATACCGCAGCTATTGCATGCAGGTGGGCGACTATATCCGCAGCACGACTGATTTCTACACTGCGCTGGAATGCGCCGGTTTTGAAAGGAAAAGAAGTAAATCTGCACGGCTGCTTTTTGGCCTGCAGCTTAAGTCGGACTTCCTTGATTGAACCAAGGGTGACGGTCGATGACAGTCTTTACAGAAACTATTCTTAGAGCACTAAAAAAACAAGACCTAAGAAAAGTTACGGAATTACCCGTCATCGACCGTCACCACCCACTCTAATTCCTGATGGAGGAACATTATGCGAGAGAAAATCATAGAACAACACTTAGTCATGGCCGTGAAAAACAGCGGCGGCATCGCACCGAAACTGGTGAGTCCCGGATTTGACGGGATGCCGGATCGACTGGTGCTGCTGCCCGGAGGCAAGATCGGCTTCGTGGAGGTCAAGGCACCGGGCAAGGAACCGAGACCTTTGCAGGTAGCCAGACACGGATTACTGCGGCGGCTGGGCTTCAAGGTATATGTCCTTGATGCCCCTGAGCAGATTGGAGGGATACTTGATGAAATACGAACCGCATGAGTACCAGAGGTACGCAATCAACTATATCGAAGACCATCCCCTCGCTGCCGTGCTGCTGGACATGGGCCTTGGGAAAACGAGCATCACACTGACCGCTATTGCGGACCTGCTGTTCGACAGCTTCGAGGTTCACAAAGTACTGGTTATTGCGCCGCTTCGAGTAGCCCGTGACACTTGGAGCGCAGAGCTTCAAAAGTGGGACCAGCTTCACCACCTGACTTATTCGGTGGCGGTTGGAAGCGAGGCCGAGCGAAAAGCAGCCCTGACGAAGAAAGCCGATATCTACATTATCAACCGGGAGAACGTCCAATGGCTCATTGAGAAAAGCAAGCTCCCGTTTGATTACGACATGGTCGTGATAGACGAGCTTTCTTCCTTCAAAAACCACCAGTCAAAACGATTCAAGGCTCTGATGCAGGTACGGCCCAGAATCAAGCGTGTCGTTGGGCTCACCGGCACTCCGGCCAGCAACGGACTGATGGATCTGTGGGCAGAGTTCAAGGTCATCGACATGGGAAAACGCCTCGGTCGGTTCATTACCTATTATCGGCAGGAGTATTTCGTGCCGGATGCCATGAACGGCCAGATCGTTTACAGTTACCGCCCGAAACCTGGTGCCGAGCAAGCCATATACCGGAAAATCTCGGATATCACCATTTCGATGAAATCCACGGACCACCTGAAGATGCCGGAACTCATATCCAGCGAATACAAGGTCTATCTCAGTCCCGACGAGCAGGACGCCTACGACGAGATGAAAAAGCAGTTCATTCTGGACCTGCCCGATGGGGAAATATCTGCTGCCAATGCTGCAGCCCTCTCCGGCAAGCTCTCTCAGATGGCCAATGGTGCCATTTACGACGATGGCGGGAATACGGTCCCCATTCACAAGCAAAAGCTGGACGCTCTGGAGGACATTATCGAATCGGCCAATGGCAAGCCTCTTCTGGTGGCCTATTGGTATCAACACGATCTGGAGCGAATCATGGAACGACTGCATGAGCGGCATATTCCGTTTTCCAAGCTGGACAAGGCTGACAGTATCCGCAGATGGAACAACAGCGAAATCCCGGTAGCTCTGATTCACCCGGCTTCTGCCGGACATGGCCTCAATCTTCAGACCGGTGGCAACACCATCGTCTGGTTCGGCCTCACATGGTCCTTGGAGCTCTATTCCCAGACGATAGCAAGGCTCTGGCGGCAAGGGCAGACCGAGGAAACCGTAATCGTCCAACATATCGTAACGGATGGCACCATTGACGAGCAAATACTCCGGGCTCTGAAGGCCAAGGATAAAACGCAGTCGGCACTTATCGCTGCGGTTAAGGCAAATCTGAAAATCTAAAGACAAAAAACGACAATCTTCGCCAATCCGAGTGATTCCAAATTCGGAGGTGCGACTTTGAAACCATACGAGAATCTGGCAAACGCCATCATTCTACAAGCGGTCAAGGATTACCGGCTAAGCGACGACGAGTGGGAACTGCAGGAAATCGAGCATTTCTTCCGCTCCAGCTGGTTCGGTGTCCTGTCAAAAGTCAATCCGGAATTTCTGATCCAATCGTTACGGAAGGAGAAGCAAAATGACCGCTAAAGAATATCTGTCACAGGCCCGGACACTGGATATGCGGATTAAATCCAAGCTCCAGCAAATCGAGTCTTTAAACGAACTGGCAACATCCTGTACCGCCGTTTATAGCGACATGCCGAGAAACCCGAATCGCGGCAGCTCCAAAGTAGAACGGGCTGTTTTGAAGATTATCGAGGTTGAGGAAAGTCTGAAACATGATGTTGAAGATCTGGTGGAGCTGAAGAAAGAAATCATGGCTACGATACAGGCCGTTTCGGATGTCGAGCTGCAAACCCTGCTGGAGAAGCGATACCTGTGCTTCCTCTCGTGGGAGAAGATTGCGGTGGAGATGCATTACAGTATACAGCACATTTATCGGATGCATGATACGGCCCTTTCCTGTGTTGCCACCATCATGAGAGTAAATGAGAGAGATTGAGAGTCGCTTCTTATGATAGTATTATGATGGACAAAGTAAAACCTACGAAGGCCTTGTGGGAGCGCCCTCTCCCGCAGGGCTTTTCTTATGCCCCAAGGAGGTGAAGCGATGCCAAGAAAGCCAAAGCGTCCCTGTTCCTACCCCGGCTGTCCTAACCTCACGGATGGACAGTACTGCAAGGAGCACGAAGCAGTCGCCCGCAGGCAGTACAACAAGTACGAACGAGCCCCGGACATAAATAAGAAATACGGCAGAGCCTGGAAGCGAATCCGTGACCGCTACGCTGCGGCGCATCCTCTCTGCGAGATGTGTCTGAAGGAGGGTCGGATGACTCCTGTGGATGAGGTACACCACATCGTTCCCATCTCTCGGGGCGGCACTCATGCAAGAGACAACCTGATGAGCCTTTGCCGTTCCTGCCACGCCAAGATCCACCACGACCTTGGCGACCGGTAGGGCGGTCAAAATCTCTGCGGGTCCTGTATGCGGGCAGCGGCCTGGGGCTTCGTGTGCGAAAATGGCGAAATCAAAAGGGTGATTTACCCCGGCGCAGAAAGGACGGTGAAAAAGTGCCAACAAAATCCAATAACATCGGCGGTCGCGGCGGTGCCAGACCGGGCGCAGGACGGAAAAAGAAGCCACTCAACGAAAAGGTGGAAACGGGTAACCCCGGCGGCAGAGCCTTGAAGGTTCTGGATATCCCGGATGTAAATGGAGTGGATATGCCAAAGCCTCACGACTTTCTGTCCGCTACCCAGCGCGACGGTGGTCAGCTGCAGGCAAAGGAAATCTATGAAGAAACCTGGGAATGGCTCAAATCCATCGGCTGCACGGCTGTAGTATCTCCGCAGCTTTTGGAGCGATACGCCATGTGTGCCGCTCGGTGGATCCAGTGTGAGGAAATGACCTCTACGCTGGGTTACCTGTCCAAGCACCCCACAACGGGCAAGCCGATCCCGTCTCCGTTTATCAATATCGGCATCAACTATATGAACCAGGCCAACCGGCTCTGGAACGAAATATACCAGATCGTCAAGGAGAACTGCTCCACTGAGTACACAGGAGCAAACCCGCAAGACGATTTGATGGAGCGCCTTCTGACGGCGCGGAAAGGATAATCGTATGATTGAAAAAGTAAATCCTTCGCACCCGGACAAGGTGGCTGACCGCATTGCCGGTGCGATCGTAGACCTGGCGTATGCCGCAGAGGAAAATCCGAAAATCGCAGTTGAAGTTCTGATTGGACACGGCGTTTGCCATGCGATCATTGAGACGACTACTGCCCTCGACAAAGAGGAAATTGCTAAAGCCATCGTGCGAATCGCCGGTGAGGTTTTGATCGACCTCTATATCACAAAACAGGATCAGCACCTTGTAAACAACCAGGCGGACGGCATTCGCTGTGGGGACAACGGTATTTTTAAAGGAATGCCCCTCACCCAGGAGCAAAAGGAACTTTCTGCGATTGCACGCCGTATCTATAAGCAATATCCCTCAGACGGGAAATACATCCTGGACGGCATCCGCTTAATCATCTGCCAGAGCAACGCTCCAGGAAGTGAAATTGATACAATGTATCCCGGCGCGGAGATCAATCCTCTGGGTGATTGGACCGGCGGCACTGATGTGGATACAGGAGCCACCAACCGTAAGTTGGGTTCTGACATGGCTGACTCGGTAACCGGCGGCGGGCTTCATGGGAAAGACCTATCCAAAGCGGATGTATCCGTTAATATCTATGCCTTCCTCAAAGCCCAGGAAACCGGATACCCGGTACAGCTTGCCTGCGCCATTGGGGACGAGATGGTGGACGATATTCCATACACCCAGATCGTGGAGATTGCCCGTGACTATATCCGCTCTGTGGGCGGCTTTGAGAAGTTCGCAGAATGGGGGTTGTTCTGATGAGCAAGACCACCAGTGAAATGCAGCTGATATCTGTTGCCCAGCTGATTCCCTATCAGAACAACGCCCGGACACACTCCAAGGAACAGATCAACAAACTGCGCTCCTCCATTCGGGAATTTGGCTTTGTCAATCCTGTCATCATTGACCGTGAGTACAATATCATTGCAGGCCACGGAAGAATCGCCGCCGCCCGCGAGGAAGGTATCACCGAGGTGCCGTGTGTTTTTGTCGACCATCTCACCGAAGCCCAGAAGAAAGCATATATCCTTGCAGATAACCGCATGGCACTGGATGCCGGATGGGATGAAGACCTCCTGCGTGTGGAGTTGGAGGCTTTGGAAGAAATGGGCTATGACTTAGGGCTGACTGGTTTTGATGACAAGGAACTGGCAGCTCTTTTTCCTGCGGTAGAAGCCAAGGAAGATGACTTCGATGTGGAAGCCGAACTGCAAAAGCCCACATTCACCAGGGCTGGTGATGTGTGGACACTGGGCAGGCACCGTCTGGTATGTGGGGACTCCACGAATGCGGAGACATACACCACGCTCATGGATGGAGTCAAGGCAAACCTGGTGATTACCGACCCGCCTTACAACGTCAACTATGAAGGCTCGGCAGGCAAGATCAAGAACGACAACATGGCAGGCGAGAAATTTTACGAGTTTCTGCTTGCTGCGTTCAAAAACATGGAATCGGTCATGGCGGCAGACGCATCCATCTATGTATTCCACGCCGACACCGAAGGACTCAATTTCCGCAGGGCGTTTGCCGATGCGGGATTTTATTTATCCGGCTGCTGTATCTGGA